CCTCAAACCATCGAGCAAGTCCGAGCCAAAGGTCCAAGCGTGGCAGCAATTGAAGCTGCCTCAGCCCTTCTAGAGGAACCTGATGGATACTACGTTACTAGTAAACGCGGTCGTAAACGAGTTAGTACCTTTACCATTACACCGACCATTCTACTCGACGGTTCAAAGTTTGCCTCGGAAGATGCGATCGTGGGTAATGTCCACGCTAACGATTACACTTGGAAAGGAGTCACGTTCTCACGAACAGCGTTTACATCTGTCAGTAAGTTTGACAAAGAAGCGCCTGTGGCAGCGTGGCAGTTCCTTGGGCACGATGATGATATACGAGCGTTACTACCGTACCTGTTGGATCAACTCAGAGCGGCAGGACTTCCCAAGGTCGGTGCCACGCCGGTACTGGGTTTGCACAAGATACATGACGATTGGTTGTTCCTTGGCGACAAGGAAACGATTGGAGCTAAGGAAGTCTGGAAAGGTCACGAAGGTCCGATTGCATGGTTACCCTCGCATAAAGAACATCCGACCATGGGACTCATTCCAGATGTATCTAAAGCCGCTCTCAAATTTCTAGCGGAGACTGTTCCGCTTCTAAATCATCAGGAGACAATATGGCCAATGATTGGATGGTACGCTGCATCGTGCTTAAAGCCATGGTTGGAGGAACACCACTATCGCTTCCCGATACTAAATGTGGCTGGGACGAAAGGTTCGGGGAAGACTACCTTGATACAACGTGTATTCCTTCCCTTGTTAGGTCAGGTAGACCCAAAGACGTACGATGCCGGCACGACAAGGTTTGTAACACTTGCTTTACTAGGTTCGTCCAACGCAGTACCTATCGCATTCAGCGAGTTCCGTTATGAACTCGTCGAGCGACTTCTCCGAATCGTTCTACTCGCCTACGATACAGGTCACGATCCCCGCGGCAAGGGAGATCAAACGACTGTCGATTATCCTCTCTCTGCTCCGTTTAGCGTTGATGGAGAGGATCTCATTGAAGATCCGGCTGCTCGTGAACGGCTTGTCGTTGCACAACTACATCCAGATGCTATTGCTGAGGACTCGGCAGGCTACAAAGCCTTCCAACAGTTACGAGAACAAATGCCATCTGGTTTTGCAGGTTACTATATACAACGAGTTCTTCGGAAAATGGACCAACTCCCAGGAATGCTGGAGGATTCTCGCAAGGCTATGTTTGAAGCCTTCCCCATGAGACTTCCAGACCGTGTACGTAACAATCATACTGTCGCGTACTTCGGTATGATACTGTGGTGTAACATAGTAGGTAGCGAGTTACCGCCGGCGTCCGTATTGACACAAAGTATATCGTCGGTCTTTAACATCAAGTCAGGTCGTGCCGCAACGTTAGCGGATGCAATGGTAGAAGACCTGATAAATGCCATAGCACAGGGCTCTGCGAACTTCAATTGTGTCCTGCGTAACGAGGACAATACGATATGGTTCCAACTAGCCCCTGCGCATTCTTGGTGGGTTGCTTCCAGGCGTCGTTCTGGCCGAGGAGCATTAGAGCGGGATGCCATACGAGCTCAGCTCAAAGAGGCGCCATACTCGATGCCCCCTCAAGTCATGAACGACGCCTGGATGTATGGAATCGACTTACAGAAAGCAGTCGATAATGGACTAGACATACCTATAAAGGTACCAGATCGCGTCTTCATAGTGAGGTATTAGCCGATGCCTAATATTGACTTCGAAGCCGTCGATCGTCCTAAGTTTACACGACCTGAGTTGCTGCGTCATGGAACTATTCCACTACCGCTACTAGGGGTTTCGCCTCGTAGCATTGAAGGTTCAGTGTGGTGGGATACTATACGACGTAGAGTATACTCATGGAATAATATGCGATGCTTTGCATGTGGTGGACCTGGTCCTCTTGCGGCGCATGAGGTATACGATATCGACTATCGAAGAGGTCGTTCCATATTTGTTGAGGTCGTAGCACTATGTGAACCATGTCATGACTTCATTCATATAGGTCGACTGATTAGTTTACTTTCGCGTAGTGAGATATCGCTTAAGCGCTTCAAGAAGACCGTTATTCACGGATACGAAACGCTTCAAGCCGCAGGTCTTATGTGTCCTGCATCGACTCGACTGATTGCTAACACCGGTATGTACTTCAAGATGGACATGTCATGGACAAAACGAATCTTGAGTCATTGTGATACCTTCTCATCGGCAACACATGATGTACCGTGGGAAGACTGGCGATTAGTATATAACGGCAGAGAGTATCCACCCAAGTTCGCGTCTGCTGCAGAAGCGTCGCGACACTATCTTACGGAGGAGTAATATGGACACGAAGAACACCGTTTTGTTATTCTCGGGCGGTCTCGACAGTTCGACATTGTTAGGAATGCTTCTAGCCGAAGGACACAAAGTCCTGTGTGTATCGTTTCGTTACGGCTCGTTACATCAGCATGCCGAAACGAATGCTGCCGCTCGTATCGCGGTTTTCTATAAGACCGTACGTAAGGTGTTTGACATCTCACCTAGCATCTTTTTCGGTGGTAAGTCTGCGTTACTGGGTCAGTCAGAAATGCCCAATGCGGAATACGAGAAGGAAGGTCCTTCATCAACGGTCGTGCCGTTCCGCAACGCAATCATGCTAGCACAGGCTGTCGGTACTGCGGAGTCTCTTGGGTACAATTCGGTCGCGATCGCGAACCACGCAAACGACTTTTCACATTGGGCGTATCCAGATTGCAGTCCTGAGTTTATGGGCGCTTTCACGTCAGCTGTGTATGCAGGTACGCTTGGTAAAGTTCGACTCATTGCACCTTTTCAATGGATGACTAAGAAAGCCGTAGTACAAAAGGCTTTCGAACTTCAGGTTCCCGTATACCTGACATGGTCGTGTTATGAAGGCAATCACATTCACTGCGGCAAATGTCCTACATGTCTTGAACGCATAGCCGCATTCATGGATGCAGGTTTCATTGACCCTGTGATGTACAAGGTTGCTATCAAGTGGCCGTCTAACTGTGTTCACTTCACGGAGGACTAAGTATATGAATACGATATCACGTAGTTATACATTCTGTGCAGCACATCGAATTGAAGGTCATCCAAAATGTGGTCGTCTACATGGCCACAACTATGTAGTTACCGTTCAGCTTTACGGTATTCGCGACTCTGAGACAGGCATGGTGTTGGATTACGGATTGCTAGATGAAGTAGTCAAGCCGTTGATAGACTCCTTCGATCATAGGTATATAGTCTCGCAGAGTAACATAAGAAACATGGATCCGTATATCAATCCAGCGACGTTTCATGGTGACATAGCGCTTTCACCCGACCTAGCCGCATCGACTGCAGAATGTCTTTCGGACATGTTTGCAAAGTGGATCCTCCGAAGGCTTGTCGAAAAGCATGGTCACGCTGTAGCATTGTCAATAGTCGTAGACGTTCAGGAGACGGAAAAGAGTCACGCGTCCTGTGTGTTGGAGATACAATGATAGAGAAGACATGTACCAAATGTAAGCAGGTTCGAGATGCTGAGACGGAGTTTGCCAAGAACAAACGTAATGCTGATGGCCTAGACCGCCACTGTAAGTTCTGTCATAACCTGTACTATCAGGAGCATAAGAAAGAACACAAGCATTATGACCGAACTCATACCGCTCAACGTAGGGCTTCCAAGTTGAAGACGAATTACGGAATGACGCAGGAAGACTATAACAAGATGTTCGCAGAGCAAGATGGTAAGTGTGCCATATGCGAAATACCACAAGAACAGTGTAAGCGTGCATTCGCGGTTGATCACGACCACGTTACAGGTAAGCCTCGTGGATTGCTGTGTTATAACTGCAACCACGGTCTTGCAGATTTCAAAGATAGCCCGGCTTCATTAGAGAGGGCTATCAAGTATCTTAGAGAAAGGAGGTCATATGATGTAACCATTCCATAAACGTGAGGAGACGCATATGTCAATAAGAGAGCTAATAATATCACGTAACAAACAGTACGCCGAAGCCTGGCGTAGAACAGGCGAGATTACAAAACCGCTTGCAGACGAGATTGCAGTAATGCATCGCGTATTTCCCCAAGCAATGATTCCTTGGTGGACGATTCTATGCAAGCTCCTACGTATCTTAGGCGATCCGAAACACATTGACAGCTGGCGTGATCTAGCCGGCTATGCGACGCTAGTCGTCGATTATCTTGAAGGAGAATCGAAATGAAATTCATACAGGTCAATCCCGATGATATTGAAGCCTTTGGTAGTGATGGTGCCAGAGGTGGCGTGATCGCTCCGATTATCAAGGGCTTCCTTGATACTGGTTTCTACATGGTCGAGATCGATTGCGCTGAAATTGGCCGCAAGCCTGCTTCCGTTAGCGCCAGTGTTGCGGCCTACGCGAAGCATCACATCGCGGCCGTTCGTCCCATTCTGCGCGGCTCACATCTGTTCCTGTGTCGTCGTGACGTTACGAAAGACGGCGCGCCGATCGAGAACTGGAAGGATGCGCTGCTTGAGGACAAAGTTACCCGCAGTAGCCCGATGGGTGAAGGTGACTTCAAGGTCGAAGCGGTCCCGCTGAAGATCGTCAAGAAGTAATTCATGGGTCTGCGCCGTTCGTGACAGTCGTTCCTCTATATCAGCGACTACCTCCAGGTTGACGGCGGCGCGGACCCTCTAAGAAAAGGAAAAGGAATCATGCCTACTAAATACGGTGTTAACGAAACATTCAATACAGTACAAGGTGAAGGTATCCTTGTAGGACTACCTGCAACATTTATTCGGTTACAGGGATGCACTGTTGGTTGTCCGTGGTGCGATACAAAATATACTTGGAAAGCTGGCGGTATAGTAATAGATGCCCGCGACCTAGTTGCCAGTTTGGACTTGTTGCCTCATGTGGTTATTACCGGTGGCGAGCCTACACTCTACGACCTAGACGAACTAATTGTCATGTTACGGTATGTAGGACAGGCTAAATGGGGACACGACTTTCGAGTTCAAATCGAAACATCCGGTCAGAACGATTTCAGGGGTGAGATATCACCTGACTATGTAACGTGGTCGCCCAAGAAGAACTTGGACTACGACGCTAAGTCAGGAATCAAACAGGTCGTTACGGAAGTTAAATGGGTTGTGGATGATGAGCTAACAATCGACGATGTAAAGAATCGCATGCGAGAAGTAAACAGAATAGCCCGCAGGCATCCAGCATGCGTACTCATGCCAGAAGGTTGTCCGCCTTCCCAGGAACATGTTGATAAGACTTGGGAGTGGTTGATGGACACACCTACATGGCGTTTCAGTGATCGCCTCCAATGGCGCATAGGAGTAAAATAACATGGCATACAAAGACACAGTAATGTTCTTGGCCCAGGAACTGGAATCAATCTTCGGCACAGAATGTTGGGATGACTCGGCAAAGCGTACTGCAGAACGATGGTTCGCGGCGATGAAAGAGTTCACGCCCTCTGACGAGTTGCCGTTCAAATTTACGACGTTCCCAGCAATCGCGAATCAACTGATTGTGGTTGCAGACATCGAGTTCGCATCCCTGTGTGCACACCACTTATTTCCGTATTGGGGTAAGGTACACGTTGGTTACATTCCGAACGAGTTGCAAGTAGGAGTGAGTAAGATACCACGTCTTGTACATCATTACGCTAAGCGTCCCTCAGTACAAGAAAAGTTGACCCGAGATATTGCTTCATATATGAAGCACGAACTATCTGCAATGGGCGTGGCTGTCGTTATTGAAGCGACGCATACCTGCATGTCATGTCGTGGTGTAAATGAACATAATGCCACGATGAAAACATCCGAGATGCGTGGAGTGTTTCTGACAGCATCAGAAGCACGTCAGGAGTTTCTCTCCCTGGCAGGACTAACGTAATGGCCAATCCAAAGATTGTTACCGAACTTACCGACGAACAGCAGATCTTTGTCGGACAGGCTGTTGCAGATGTGTGGGCTCGTAAGGCCGATAAGGTTGAAAAAACCTTCGACAACTGCATTATAGTAGTCTACCGACTGCTAATGATCATCCGAGTAGATATCAAGTTACAAGGACCGCAAGTATGAAACTAGCGCTCATCGCTCCTCTATCTGGTTTCGACCTAGTACTATCGCTTAGACTATCTTACCACTTACTGTTAGCACAGTATGTGTTAACGGACTCCCTGTATAGTACTTTCTATCGAGGTCTTCATGACCAAGGCGACTTCATTATGCTCGACAACGGGGCCGCAGAGAAGACTGTAGGGATCGATATCCACATGTTAATGCAGGCTGCGGAGTTAGTTGGAGCCGATGAGATAGTTATGCCAGATGTACTAGATGAAGCAGCAGCATCGTTATCAATGGCTACTCGAAACTTACATTACGTACCGCGTCACAAACGCGCAATGGTACCTCAAGGACGTAGTTGGACTGAGTGGGAATATTGCGCCACGCATATGGTAAACATGGGATGCGCAACGATCTGCATCGCCAAACGGTATGAAGCATTACCAGGTGGTCGAGTAAAAGCGCTCCAGATTATCGAAGAGCACCAGTGGGAGTGGAGTCATCATATCCATTTACTTGGTTGCTACAATCGCCCACTACACGAAGCGAGTGCAGCATTTGCCGAGTACTCTAGTATCCGCGGTCTCGATACGAGCGCGCCAATCGCGTATGCACAGGCTGGGTTATCTATCGATTCCACTAGACGGGCTTCTTTGGTTTGGGAGGCTCCTTACAACCAGAAACTAGCGAAACGTAATGCAATATCGATGATGATAGCCTGTCAAGGAGATCCTAATGCACGTAATCCTAAAGAATCAGATAACTAAGGACGTCGAAGGCATTCTGTGCATAGAGCGTGAATCACAGTCTGCCATCATCCTTGAAGGCGATATCGAGCGTCTGGATGAACTCGTGTCTATAGCACTCGCATTGAAAGTTCCTGTCGTACGTTTGGTTGTCCCGGAAGCTGCAGTTGAACAATTAGAAGCCTTCGGTTGGAAACGTTCACCTAACCTTGTAGTACTATCAAAGGTCAAATAATGACACCGAAAGCCTCGTTTGCGCAATGCGACTTATGTACGTTGTCTCCAGAACCTTTTGTACCATCTTGCGGTAAGAAAAACGCGAAGATGGTATGTATAGGTGAAGCACCTGGAGCCGTTGAGGTTGAACAAGGTAAGCCTTTCGTAGGGCCTAGTGGTCAACTACTCGATGTCGCAATCGAACGTGCCGGCGGTGATCCTAAGGACACGTATCGTACTAATGCCGTTCTATGTCGCCCACCAGGTAACCGCACTCCACACGACAATGAGATAGTTGCTTGCCGTCAACGACTCTTTCACGAACTTCGTGGAACCACAGGCTCCATCCTAACGCTGGGCAAGATAGCCAGCGAAGCGATGGGTGTACCCTTTACACAGAAGAGTGCGTGGATTGAGTGGGACAAGACACATTGGCTGAAGCCTGCATGGCATCCTGCATATGTGTTACGCGATCCGGGAGAAGCTAACGTCTTCCTATCCGAGGTAGCATCTACGTTAGCGGGTCCTCAACTCCGGTTTATGTTTGAACCTAAAGTCCATGTCGCTAGGACTCTAGACGAGCTGATTGAGGAACTTGATAAATGCCCTGACAACGCTTGGGTAGCATTCGACATTGAAACCGACCAAGTACAGTGGTTCGATACTCCAAAGAAACCTAGAGATGCAATACTCATGCTCCAGTTATGTTGGGACTTAAAGTATGGTGTCGTAGTTGACGACGCGTTACTCTACGACAATCCGAAGGCTCCCAAAGTAATCAATGAGTTCTTCAAACGCGTACGATCCGTCGGACATAATGCTAAGTTCGACTGCGTGTTCCTCAAGTCACATCTTGGTATCGATATCAAGGTAGACTTCGATACAATGTTAGCCCAGTATATCATTGACGAGACAAATCCACTTGGCCTAAAGCAGATAGCCAAGTTAGAATTCGGTATTCCCGACTACGAAGAGGTCCTTATCAAAGAGTACCTCACTAGTCGTAACGACAAGTATTCTAAAGTACCTTTCGAACCGTTTGCCGAGTATGGTACTCTTGACGTCGCAGTTACGTTGAAGTTGCGAGAAATCTTTGAGACTCGATTGAGAGCGGAAAACCAGTACGATGAGCCTTTTATGTGTCCGATCATGGAAGCTTCACGAGAGTTCGTAGAAGTCGAGTTACGTGGCTTTCAAGTTGATGCCGATCGCCTAGATGCTATAGCGAAGGTGCTAGAAGCTCAAGCGGAGAAGGCTAAACAGGAACTCATTCGGATGTCTGGTAAGCCTAACCTAAATCCCGGCTCGCCGGCGCAAATGTCTGTTGTACTTTACGACGACCTGAAGCTCCCTATATACGAGAGTTATAAAATCAAGGCACGCTCCACAGGTTCAGAAGCACTGGATAAACTGAAAGGTAAACATCCCATTATCGCGGCTATCGGTGAGTGGCGTCGTGTCAACAAGCTACTCAAATCGTACGTAGAGAACGTTCGCGACGTTCGGGATAAGCAAGGCCGTGTGCATGGTACTATCTTGATTCACGGTACAGAAGTCGGACGTTTAGCGGTACGTAATCCAGCACTCCAAACAATTCCACGTCCAGATGATTACGCTGGTGCGCTTATTCGAAGTATGTATGTAGCAGGGCCTGACAGAGTGCTCATCGTTGCAGACTATTCCCAAGCGGAGTTACGCGTACTTGCGCACGAAAGTCAGGAGCCGTTTCTCATTGACGCCTACCAGAATAACCGAGACTTACACTCCGAGGTCGCAGTCGCGATGTATGGACCGGAATATACCAAAGCTCAAAGAGCCCTGTGCAAGATGTTCAACTTCTCATGGGTATACGGTGGCACGGAATATTCGTTTGCAAATGATGCTGGTCTACCGATTGAAGTCGCACGGAAGTTCGTGAAGGACTATAACCATAACATGCCCACCGCTTTAGCCTGGAAGCGTGCTCAGTTCCTAAAGATGAAGACCGATGGCTGGGTCGAGAACGTTTTTCATAGACGTCGTCATTACATCTTCATCACCCAGGAGAATCTAAAAGACGCCATGAAGGCCAGTGTGCATGCCGTTGTTGCTGGTACAGCGTCGGACTTGACGCTGAAGTCCCTTATTGAACTGCAAAGGGATTACGCCGTACCGATGGTACTTACAGTGCATGACAGTAACATTGCCGAGGTTCCTGGCAGCGTTACACAAAGCCCTGTAGATAACCCTAAGATGTTCAAGACTGCGGAAATCATGCAAAGAGTCATGGTCCAGATGGGTGAGAAGTATTTACCCAGTGTGCCTTGGAAGGTTGATGTAGAGATCCGTAAACAATGGCATGGTGGAGATTGTTGGGTACGCAATGGGACTGAATGGGTGTTCCATCCCGCGAAAGAAGAATGGGTAACCGAGTGGTAGCCAACGCATGTCGTATAGTACAAGAACGTGGAAGGGCTTACCTGTATAAAGGTAAGTACCCTCAACTGGTAGTCTTTACCAAAAGTATGGTAGAGGTGGATAAACTGATTCAGGAGTTTGGGGGACACTACTACAAGCATTGCACAGGGCTTGTATGGCAGCTCTCACGCCGAGTCGCGCTTGCCGCGCTTTTAGAAAAAATGAAGCCGTACCCTTCCAGGTACGGCTTCGAGTCCATTCTCCACAATGACGGCGGCGTTAAAACATAGTGCCACGTGTCTGTGAGAATAGGATTGATTACTTCGCGGTGCCGATGGGTCGGTACGATACACCGATACTTGCGGCACCAATCGCGGCAATCAATTCTTGGATGGAAGTTTCGCTCAGGAAGAATCCCGGTACGAAGGCACGGACGAATATAAATACCAGGGACACCACCAAGGCCCAGAAGCGAGGCTGCCCAAAGATCGCCCAACCAACACCCCCTCCTGTAGCAGTTTCAGCCACAATGAAAAGAGCAAGAGCGATAACCGCACTGGTTACATCGACCTGACTGAGGTTGGCAGCTAGTTCTGGCATCAATGCATACAGCATGACAAACACGATCGCCAGGAGAGCTGCCCATACGCGAGACGAACCTAAGATCTTATTCATAGTAGTACTCCTTTACTAGCAGATAGTGGATAGAACTAACGAATGAGATGGATCACCTCCTTCGCCCTATTTCTTTAGGGCGTTGATTAGCACGAGGGCTTTACCCAGTTCGTTGAATACCTTGATAATCAGGGCGGTTGATACGCTGGTGTAGATTGCAAATAATCCGCCTCCGATCGCAAAGAGCATCTTCATCTTACCTTCCTGAGTTACCATGCGGGCAAGCAAACCTGGTGTGCCATTGGTGCCCTTAATGGCACGAGTAATCTCGTCCAGTTGGTCAAATAAACGGTCCTTCTCATCAGCGGTGAAAGTTGCCATATGGCTCCTATACCTTTACGAACAGCGACAGTGAGACCCATCCTGACTTATCAGATAGGCGACCATACCCGCCGGTAACAGTTGTGATGGTGATGAGCGGGGTAGTCGTCCGCCATATATCCTTTACAATCGGATAGGCAGTCGCCGGACCGCTTCGTACGTGCGCGCCGTTGATCTGTACGCCGTTTACTATAGCCCACTTATAAACCGTTCCCATCGGAACAGGGGGTTGAACTGGGCTTAGATCTTGCAGCGGGATTTTCGTAATAACAGCGCCGTTGTTAGGATTACCATCCAAATAGCATTGACCCCAAGCCTGGAGCATGGTGGTCATTGGAATTTCAGTTCCGTACAAGTTCGTGGTGCGATACGGATCATTGATGTACACGAAGCGGATGTCCATACCGACCGCTACAACAAAGTGTGCACCTTTGAATCCTGTCCTTTCGGTTAGTCCCGCATCTACCAAGGGAGCGTAGTGGATAAGTAGGATCGCAGGCATCTTGTTGACCAGTGACTCGTATAAGTCCTTGAGTCGGAACTCAGGCTTCCATTCGCTTGGTATGCCCTTCTTGACAAGATAGTTCACCAGACTCGTTGCGGACAACGGAGCATCACCTGCCGGATAGATTTCGTTGTACACCTGATCGACGGTCTTATCCTTATCGAGGTTATATCCCTGTGTCACATCCAAAGCCGATGTGGCGCCACAGTCATTACCGTGCTGCAATGCGCCCGGTAGTATTTGAGAATTTCCTGGTACAGGTAATCCATTCATAGTTTCTCCTTATGGTGTGTGCGCGTAGGACGTGTAGTAGATGTAACCTCTATCGTTAGGCAACCTCGAATAGTAAGCTGCCTCATTAGCAAGATGTCCGTTGTATTCTCGTGTGCCATAAAAGTACATTATAGTTTGATCGTTTGCTAATCTTTCTGCGGGCCATACCTTATAGAAGTCAGTCGTATAGGTATCAGAGTTAGTCCATACCTGGTCTATTTCTACTACGTTGGTAATTAACCATACTCGTACCATTTCTTCAATCACATCGAATTGACGTTTGGAATAGAACATCTTTTCAACATGGGCTTCTTGAAAAGGTGTTGCCCAACAGTTCCATGCAGGGATGTGCCCATTGAGATTATAGGGACTGGACAAGATGAACATAGCAAGTGCTTGCCGCATTTCCACGCTGATGTCCTCATACGTGATATGATAAGGGTTCAATGCCTTCCATTTATCCGAGCACCCAGTTTCCAATGACCAGCAATCCCAGGCATTTCGCATGGTGTTATCCAAAACTTGAAGCATATCTACTGCTATTTGAAGACTCAATGATCCTGCCTCGTCGAAGATAGTAATAGCGATTGCCCGTTCCGGACTGGTACTTTCGTTGATGCAGTAGGTTTCAGGTGTCATCCGGCAGGAGTAGTAGAAAGGTGCGGGGATGAATGTTATGGGTTCACCCAACGGCCACTGCCCCGCGGTTGGCGTCGGCGGAACCCATTGGTATGTCGGTGTGAGGCTGGGCGAAGGTAGAATTGGTACTAATGTTGGGTTGGAGGTTGGGACGGGTATTGGTTCATACGTCATGGAATTTATTTGCGACCGTGTGCAACTTACCAGTATACAGAATAGGACAGTTACAATCCCTACAATAAACATATTCTCGGATAGATTGTCCTTCATTATTTTCCTTTCACTAAACCATCATAAAGGGGCTAAACGCTACCGGAGTGCCTACTTGGGGTTCGATAGCAAGGAATGCGACTACCGCCGACGCCTGTCGATCTCCAATGCATGTAAATCTACCCCAATAGTCCGGAGACCCTCTCCGAGAAGCCATCTCGTTAGCGATTACAACCGTTTGGCCGGATGCGGGTGTACGATTACCTGTACGACCCCAAATTCCCTCTAACGTTAGTTGTGACTTGTCAGCTACAAGCGTGACATCTCCATAAGCGTAAGTGGAATATACGTCTACATTAGAGGCGGTTGGAAGTGCGCGTCTAACGTTCAAGATAGATGCTGCCATAATCTTACATACCGTGCCACTTGAGCATGTTACCGCAATGTTATAAGTTCCAACTGGTGGTGATGGCAAGCACCAAATCTCTCCTAACCACATCCCATCGTTTTCCGATCGCAACTGTGTAAGTGCGACACTATTAAAAGTTACGCCAGTCACAACGGCTAAACTAGCCTCTCCATCGAATAACATTACCGCCAACATGTCCTCACTGTTATTGTTAAAAGATAACGGAGAGGAAGTGCCACTTCCCGAGTTTCCGACAGTTCCGATAGTTGGCCAGTCGTAGGTAGTACCATCATCAGGTTCAATCGAAACACCAATCTGTACTCCACGATTCTCTGTTAGACCTGACCAACTCATTGTAACTGTACCTGCTCCAGCTTCGGATGAACTGTAGAGAGCATACTCGGTAGATTGTCCTGCACCAGGTGTAGCAACTGTCCAAGCGCGACCCATAATGAAGTCGATGACTAAACAGCCAGACGCACTGGTTACATCTCTTGATGGAGTGGTGGATAAGAAACTATATCCGTTATGGTTTGTCGGAATTGCCGTCTTTGCATCAATTAGAGAGATGGCGATTCCACCACGAAATGTACCACTACCATGAAAACTCGATACGGCTATTGTGTAAGAACCCGAAGGAGCACCACGAACAATCCAGAGGTCTCCATACCAAAACCCATCACCGTACGTACAAACGAAATCGGCTTGACATCCTCCAAAGGTCACATCCGTATCGGTTGGCCCCGAAGATTCTCCAAAGCAGGTAAATACCAACAAGTTCCCGCCGTTGTTGTTATGAGACCAAGTACGCGTAGTAGAGTATGTCTTATTTCCAGTAGTAGGAGCCATTATCCAATCCTCGTATAGTTGATACGAACGAGTTTCAAGAGAGCCGCAACCGCAAGATTATCAGAACCGCTACCCAAACGATAGGCACGGAAGCGTACTGACTTGCCGGCTAATGGAGAGTTAGCAATCGTGATAGCTGCGGTAGCCGCACTCTTCCGATCGGTGTAGGCGGCCGATCCGTTCGCGTCGGTAACTTCGATGGCAGTACCCCAGGTACCATCGATCGCGTCGTTGTCTGCATATGCACGAGCTTGAATACCCCATACAACAGAGTTCGTTGAGGCCGAGTTTGCAGTCCAGAAGAACTCGGCAGTTATTGTACCTCCGTTGTAATCATCAGGCATGACGAAGTCCCACTCAATATACTTCTTCAGCGCCGTTGGGAACGATGGATAGAACAGATTCTGCTTGTTCGTAGCCATCTCTACTTTAGTAGGAGTGGACGCACCATCGGTTGTTGATAAGACGCCACTTGCGCCGAACAATAACATTTGCGCGCTGACTCTCTTGTAGGGATATGTAATGTTTCGTTCGTCGGTTACGTTGCCCGCAGTAATAGTAGATACACCTGCACCAACATAGACCTGTGCAAGTGATATCTCC